TCTTAGACCAGATCATCATGCAAATCTCGAACAGACTCTAATTTACGATAGAGTAATGTAGCAAGATTCGGATCTTCAAAGTATTTTTCTAAGGACACTCGAGTTTTTGAAAGAGAAAAACAATTAAAGCCATCACGAAGACGCTTATAAGCTTTTTTGCATTTATGCTCAAATGCTGGATTTGCACTATAATGACCCGCTCTTCTAAGGAAACGGCAATCCAGATACTTTCCATAAATCTTACGCCACTCTTCATGGCCTGTTATAACTCCTTCCGTTATACGATAAGACGTACTAACAGATTTATCTAATGGCTCTAAAGCATATCCCTGAAGTGGGCATAGTTTAGACGAGGAGTTATACTTCGATATATTCTTATTTGCAATAAGGCACATTGCGACACGCTTTTGCGAATCTGTAATCTGAAAACGCCATCCTAAAGGAGGGACGACACCAAATCCTCCTAGCTCAATAGGTAGGAAAAGATTACGTGTGTAGAGATTACCTTCTGAAAGAACGTAGGTAATATCCATATCGATAGTTGATTTATTTGCTCTAAGGAAAGATGTCAATAAAGCTTTTTGACGTCCTGGGAGAGAACCCTCCAGTATGGTATTAATGTTTTGGATTAACTTACCATAACACACATCACCATAGAAACATTGTTTCATAACACCACCCTCATTTAAAAAGGTGTGTTTTTCTTCACCATTACCCATAACCTTATGGTTTCCGAAGAAAAGACCAGTATTTAAAAAGTCAATTCGCCAAGGCGATATTGTACCTTTTCCAAATAGTCCTCCCTCCTTACCAGTTCGGTCTCCTAACTTATGAGTAGGATTTAACTTGGATAAATTATAGTGAACAGAAACACTATTAATATTGAGATATGTTTCATGTACATATGCTTTTCCCGGACTCATAGCAAGTCCGACGCTATTACTTAAAATTTTATGCGTTTCAAAATAATTGGATGGAGCAGCGTATAACATATCATCGCCATTAACAAGGACATGACGAAGTCGCTCCTCATGAGTCCAGCTCTCTTGAAGTGACTGTGTATTCCGAAGATATACACCAAGATTCGCCAGACAGAGAATGGGAAATGAAAGAATTGAACCCATTAGTTGACCATTATTTTGAAGTCCACGATACTCGCTCCCCCCATCAATGGGGTAGAAAAGCTTGTGTGGTCCCAGAACTGCCATAGCAATTCTGCGCTCAGCGGAAGGTAAGCCTGAGATAAGATATCCCAGAATCTGCTTAGTATACTTCCACGAGAGACCATCTGTCGCAGCAGAGTAATCAATAGAAAGCCATTTAAAATAGCTCTTACTCTTTTCTGCGAGATCGTAAAGCATTGTAGCCGAAAAAGGCATTCCTATAAGACGGAAACATTCCATTTTTCGCATTGAATCATGCATTGCTTGTTGGACAGTATGCATGAGATAGTAAGGTAAAGCAGGTCCTTTCGATATAACTCGTACCTTAAGAGGTTCTATAACTGCTTGAATACAACAGTTAAGATTGGGATTATTAACAATCACAAGTTCGCAATTTGTTAAAGACCGATTAATATCCATCGTCTTCCCATGACTATTATAGCATCTATTTTCATAAACGACGTTATACTGCTTAATTGAACCATAGTAACCACAAGGAACAAACCCCATAGTGACTAACTCTGTATCAAAAGCGTCGGTTATATAATCATAGTTCTGATAGTTCCGAATAAAACCATACTGACCGTTCTCCGAACGTCCATGTGAAAAACACGCAGATGTCGAAGGCGCTAGACTAAACTGCCTAGCTTCATAGTTATTGGTTATATCGCTCCTTATTCTCCTTAGAACATGTTGAAAAGTAGTATCTCTAAAGATACTATCCATAGTAGGAACATCCCCGTTATCGTTGGCAGTCAAACGAGACAAATGTTCTTTATATGTTTCATTAACATGATCTTCGGAGCATGGTAGACAAGCCCTCTTTGCTTGGAACCAGCTATAGAAAAGATGTGTATTCTTAGAACAGAATATCATCAATCTCTTCCTGAACCACCTATTAAAACCACCAACACGCCAAGTAAATGGTATGTCAGCTTTTTTTGGTAATTCAGATTGTCTTAAATACTTTGCTAAAGGATAGGCTAAAACGAATTTAACCCGTTTAACCCAAACGTCCTCAGCAGAAGAAGTATCAAGATGATCGTGTAGTTGAGCTACACAATCTGCGATTAGTATCTGCGGGCACTTGTGTTCTTCTAAAATTAACACAAGCCCCCTTGCTAACGCACAAGTTCTATCATAAATTGATATTAAAGCTTCTGACAAAGCCTCTCTATCAGTTTTCGAGAGAACTGGAGACTCCACACATGACGTGTGTGGGCGCCCGCCTTCTAGCGGAGTAGTTTCCAAATTATTGAAATTCAGAATTTCGTTATGCGATTGTTTTAACATGAAATAAAATTCTTGTTAGGGTGATCGTAT